ACTCAGCCTTGATTTTGCTTGTCAACTCAGGCCCAAAAGTTACCGTTCCATCCGTGCCCAAGGCAATATCCAAATGATCGGCCAAGCGTTCGCGCAAGGTATCGCAACCCTTTATGGCCGTCGTTTCTGATTTCATTTGTCTGAAAAGATCATTTAGTCGCGTAGCCGTGAACCCTTGGGAAAACTTGCGGTAGACCATGGCTAACTTGGCCACGGTATTGGCCCGGCCGGGTTCCTGAATAGCCCCATAAATGGCCCGCAACGAATCAGCCAACGAATCAACCGGCATAGGGCCCGGGCCGTTGCCTATTACGATTTGCAGGATTATTGGAGGGCTTGGAATGTCGCCTTGCGCCGAGTAAGCCAACAACCGATATTTTCCGGGGTTTATTGCAATAACAACGGTTGCCTTTTGATCGGCTAATTGCCCGGACGGGAAAACCGAAAGCCCGGAATCAAGCCCGACATAGCGAACAACCTTGCCGCTTGTCTCAGGCCGAATTAAAACAAATTCGCCTGGAGCCCCGGAAATGGATTCCGGCAACCGTATTTCTTGGCCAAATAAAAGACACAAACTAAGGGTTATTAGCCCCATGCCCGCCCCTCCCCGCTAGGTAATTTCCGCAACCGATAGCCGAAATCCGTTCAACTTGTTCGACCATTTTTCCTTGCTGCATAACAACCGTTTTTAGAGTGTCGCTCATTTCATTGACTGCAACTTCTAGCCGGTCAATGAATGTTGTTGTTTTGCCCACCAAGGGCCTCACTACGGTTTCACCGATCCAAATAGCCGCCCGCCATGCTCCAAACAGAATAAAGATAAGCAAAACGGTTGGTAATCCCAAATCTCTAATTAGCGTAATACTTGACGGTTCCATTAGCGCAACCTCATGGCCAAAATTTCTTTATGCAAGTATTGCCCTACCGGCCTAAATCCAAACTGGCTAAGTGGCAATTTAGCATGATTCAAGGCACGATAGCCCCCCAAATGGCAATCTTTGTGGGCGTCTACTTGGTTTCGATCTTGGGTAAAAAAAGCCATGTCCCATTTTGGATTGCGTTTGATCCAAGTAATGAAATCGACCACCCAATGCGTTGGCCAATGGTGCAGAACATCCTTGACCAATAGCCATTCCCCAACCGGTATCAAATCGCGGTCATGGTAGAAATCCAAGGTTTGCCAAGTTTTTTCGCATGATTCCAACTTGAGCCGCGCAATATGTGGTTCATGGCAATCAATACCTGTATACCAATCAACCTTGAGCTGTTTGGCAATGTAACCATCACCACAACCCAAATCGACTACCGAATTAATTTTCCCTAACTCAAGTAGGAAATTCATTTGGTCAATGTAAGGCTTAGCTTCCAGATTCTTAGAACCCGGCCCGCTTTCTCCCCAAAGCTTATTTTCATAGATTTTTCCAAAGATTTCTTTGGGCTTTTCTGGTTGGTCTTTTTGAAGAAATTCAGCCAGAAACCCAAATACTTCAGATTCCCTAGGTAGATTATATTTTGGCGAATTGTAGTTTTGACGGCCGCTAGGTATATCGCTAATCCTAAATAGCTTGCCTTGGCAACGATGAACAATCCGATTGATTTTGTCAGGCCCCGCGACAACAAAAGCCGTTGCAATCCATGGGGCTTTTCCAAGGTTTTTCCAAAGCCGAACATCATTTAGAGCAGATAAAACTACACGCCAAGTATCTTGATCGCCAAACATATTAGCGTAATAAAAATCTGAATGCTGATTTAGCCAATGGGCCAATAAAATAACTTTCCAAGCCTTTTCTCTATCAATTAGGATTTGCCCGCCTTGGATGGATGGAACGCCATTTTTGCCGGTTGGCCAAACGATTTCGTATTTAACCGTATTTTCGTTGTGGGCCATATCTTCCCAAAAAACAAAAGGCTTTTCGACCAGTTGAGCAAACAACGGCCCAGGGCTTTCAACACAGTACGCGTCAGCGTCAAGGTAAAGGCAATGCCGCAATCTTGTATGCGACAACGCAAAGAGCTTTTGCTCCCAACCGCGCAAAATTCTTGCGCCGCCATTTGCGGCCGCGTAAGCCATTGAATCAATTAGCCGAACCGGCCCAAGGCCTGCCAAATCCATTGGATTTGCTGGTTCTATTTCCCCCCGGTGCCAAATTTCAACGGGCGTTTTGTCGCCAAGGCTACGCAACAGTTTTAGCCCGACAATGATTCCGGGCCAAAATTTGCCGCCTCCAACAATCAAAATGCCATTGCCTTGATCGGTTTTGTAGGCGGCCGGCTTGGTTTTTAGGAATTCTATCAATCCGCTAAAAGCCGCCAAATGCTTAGCAATTATCGCGGGTTGTCGGGCCCATTCAGCCGGCCGCTTATTACTCTCAGGTTCAGGTATTGGATCGGCAAGCCCCGGGAAAAAATCCATCAACTAGACTCCCGCGCAAGATAATCAGGACAACGAGAACAAGCACGGTATTTAACGCTTGTTCCAGTCAAAACCGCTTGGCCATATTTGGCGCAATTGTGTAAAGGCCCGCAACCGCAAGCCGGTTTAGCGTTAAGCAAATCACCAAGATATACGCAAGGAAGGTTAAGCCGTCTTTTGCTTGCGGCCGCTTGGGCCTTGGCAAGCCTTACCCGATGAGCCCAAACCGGATTTTCTAGGTATTCCAGAATCTTTTGTTTTTGAGATATCCAAGGCCTTACTATTTCAATCCATTCAGTAGGTAGTTGACCATAAAATGAAAGTTTGCCGGAATCATTGAATAGCAGAACCCCAAGGCTTGCAGCAAAATCAACAATTTCTTCAGGGTTCATGACGGGCACCCACAAACTATATTTTCCATAGTTTGGCCATGTGTTGTTCCTGCACTAAACGAAGTAGGACAAGTGCAGTTATAAATACTGGCTTCACCTTCAGGGCCCAAACAAGTTCCAGGATTCCATTGCTCCAAAAATGCGTCCCAAGTAATTGTGCAACTAAAACAATTGCATTGGTCTAATCCCTCGCTAGTTGGAAAGCAGCTAGTAGTTCGCATTTCTCCCAATACTACGCCGGGAGTGTTAGGCTCCACACAATCGCAACAAGGTTGGGTAGAACCATCACCACCGCCACAAAGTTCAAGGGCTACCCACATATTGTCGTTAATTGGTTCGGCTACAAATTCCCAAATAAAAAGGCAATTGATTTGCGAACACGGACAAGGCGCGGCTTGACCGCAACATTCACAAGGGCCGATATTTGTTGTACTCATTAGCAGACTGCCCCGCCTGGGATCGCTATTTGTGTTTTTGTTACAACTATTTCACCATTAACGCATTGGACATCTGTTACAACCTCAATTACAAGTGAACCGGAATCATTGCAAGGGCCCGAACCAGAACCAACCGAACCGGATTCAACCGAACCCGAAACCGAACCAGATTCAAAGGAACCAGATTCAAAGGAACCAGATTCAACGGAACCTTCAAAGGAACCAGATTCAAAGGAACCAGATTCAACGGAACCTGAAACCGAACCGGATTCGCCAGAGCCGCTTCCCGAACCGCTACCGGAACCCGAACCGCTACCAATAACCTGTAGCTTTTCCTGAACAAAATAAAATGGGTAATCAGTACCGCCTTCAGATTTTCGCCCAGAAAGACGGCCTAAATACTTAATACTAGACAGGTTAAAATCGTTTACGTCGAGTATTCGGATAACCGCGCCGTCCGTCCATGTTGCGGTTGTCGCATTGTAGAATTTTACCAATCCTGGATAGGTATAATATGTTCCATCCCTAGGCCCTGTTACCTCGACAACTTGGATTGAAATTCCCTTGTTGGTTTCCGCGTATACGCGGTTGCCTATGCTTCTATCGGATATATTGCCGGATTCGTAATCCAAAACCATGTCTTGGATACGGGCAAGGCTTTGATCGTCAACCAGATAACCGGGCATTGCAAAACCTCCCGGTTAGATCGTTGCAGGAAATGTTACACGCGGGAAAACATGGAAAGTGAGCCAAACTTCAGCCGCGCCGCTTGCTAGGGCCCCCCCGGCAGCATCTAATGGAACGGGCGCGCCAACCTCTTGCCCCGTAGCTGCATCAAATATCGGAACCCTTACACCCGCCTTGATTTCTCGCCGGCCTTGGTTCAAAAGCACAAATGCCCAACTAGCCCGGTACTGGAATACTAGACTCCAACGCCAATAGCGAACGCCATTTTCATTCACCATTTGAGCGGAAATTGAATCAAGGCGAACCTGGGCCGCACTAACCGAATAGGGCCCAATTATCATTGCGTTGTTGTTCAAACAACCAACAGAACCTAGCCAAGCGGCCGTTGGGCTAGAAGATTGGTTAGTTCCAACTGTAATCGTTGCGCCCGGCCGTTGAATTTCTATGGGAGGCAAAAACGGATCATTTGCAGTATTTTTTATAGCTTGGCCATAGATTGTTTCAGTTACCGCGTAAGGATATGTGACTGTAGAAATTTGATAATCATTTAGCCTTGAAAGCGGGTTTTCAGCTCTATCGGCCGGGTTCTGGCCTAGTTGCTGAGAATCAATTTGAGGGTTTCCCGTGCCTACGCTAGTATTGGAATCAGGGTAGGTATATTCGACGGTAACGCGCCACAAGGTTGGATCAACGGAATCTTGGGCCGGGGTTATTGAAGTAGCCCTTGCAAACGCATCTTCAGGATGAGCCGCCCAAAGAATTGGAAGGCTTGGATGAGAACCGGCATAGTATGGGCCATAGGTAGCCGAATTTGTCTTGACGATAAAAACCCGCGTATACGAACGCGAATAGCGGGAATCAGCCTTGCCGGTTCTTCCCTCATGCGTTTCACCAAAAAAAGTATATGCCATATATTATTTGCCCTGCAAAATGAAGGTTCCGGGTTTAACCCGCATGATTGCATCTATCATTTTTTCTGATAACCGTTTTTGTTCCTTTTGAATAATTTCTTGGCGGGCAATACCTTGGGCTATGCGTTCTTGAATATCCATCCCTCTATCGCCCATGCGGTTTCGCAAAACGGCTTCAATTGCCCCGGCCGTGCCAAATTCCGAACGGCCAGCTATAAATGAGTCGCCAACCTGATTTTGGGCAAGAAAATCTTGAAGTTGCTTTCCGGCCTTGCGTGCCAATGCCTGGGCGGCTTTGGCCCTATCGGCCGGATCAACTACCCCTGCATCAACGGCCTTTTGTAGTTGCTGGCTTTGAATCGTTATAGACTCTAGGCCCTTGCTAAATGTTTCAAGGGGAGTTGCCAATGAGTTCATGGTGTCGCGGCTTAGTTCGTCAATTGTCCGCTTGGTTGTTTCAACCCTAGTGTTCAGGTCTAGCATTCCCTTTTCAAATTCAACAAATTTAATCCTTCCGGCCTTAAAGGAATCAATAAGCCCCCTTACTTGTTCGTTATTTGTTGAAATAACAAATCCGTTTTCCTTAAGGCCCTTAGTCCAATCTTCCCAAGTATTCCAAAAAGCGGCATTGGCAAGCAATGGATTAGCTTTATTCATTCCAGCCCTTGCAATTTCATTTAATTGCGCACGGTTCAAATCGTTAATTGAACCAATAAATTGGCCAAATGTAATTTTATTTTCGCGCAACGATAAAGCTAATTTCTGTACCGCTTCATCATTTGCCGTTATCACATAGCCTGCCTGTTTAAGCGAATCACTAAGATTGAGAAAAACTTGGTTTACATCCTTCCAAGTTTTTGTTTCAATTTCTAACTTAAACGGAAGGGCTTTTGGCTCCATTCCTTTAACAATTTCCGGGCCTTCAGCCCTAGCCCTTACCTTGTTAAAAAACAAATCCATACTTGCTAAAGTTTTGTTTAAGTCGGGAAAAGCCGATCCCTTACTGCCCATGGCGGGAATATCAAAAGCCTTATCAAATTCTTGTTGTGCGGATTCTAAATTGCCTTGTTGATTTTTTGAATAGAAAAAGGTTTGCTGAAATTCCATCCATGCCAATTTGAATCCAGCAAAATAACCCTTAAATGTGTTTATTACAGATTGTGCGCCTGAAAGTATAACCTTGCCAAAATTTATTGCGCTAACAACCAAAACTTGGGCAATATCTATTGCAATTTTTTTGCCTTGCTCAAACGCGGTTTTGATGTTGCCAAGTCGTCCGGCCGGATCAAAAATCTTGCCAACATCGGCAATAACAACCGAAACAATATCTTTCATTCCAGAAAGCAATCCGCGCAAGCCCGCAAAGATTTCGTTTAGCGGAAGGTTGGTTAAAATCATTTTTGAAATGTCAGTCATGAATGATTCAGCCGTTGTTTTTAGCCGATTAAGCTGGCCTTCAAAACTTGATTCGAACCTTTTTCTGGCCGCGTCGGCTTCCGGCGCATTTGCGGCCCCTTGAATGGCTTGAATTGCGGTTGCAGAAAGAACCGTACCGCGCCGTAATTCCTCAATTGCATCACGAACGGTAAAGGCCCGGCCGGTTAGTTGCGTAAGGCTTTGCGCCAGGCTTTCAAATACCCTTAACCCCGATGATTGCATTTGCCCAAGGATTTGTTCCGTTGCCAACGATTGCCCGGATAGTTGCGCCATTGCTTGCCCAAATGCTTCAACGCCTTGGGCACCGCCAAGCAATTCGGAAAACTGCATGGATTGCCGCACAAGGTTTAGGCTTGTCGCGGCTGACAAACCAGACAAGCTTAGGCTACGAAATGATTTGACGGCCGATTCAAGCGGAACCCCGGTTTCAGCCGCAACATCCCGTAGATTCTCTAACGCGGCCGCTCCCTTTTGGAAATCACCAAATAGGTATCCAAATTGGATTTGCGTTGTCTCAAGCTTTGCGCCGGCATCAACAAACGCAATTACCTTGTTAGCCAAGCCTTGGACTAACGAAATTCCTGAATTGATTTCAGTTAGGAAATTGCCCGACAAAAAGCTTGTTCCCATTTTCCGCATTTGATCCGAAAGCCCGGTCAAGGATTTGCTCAAGCCCGCAAATCCGCGTTCGGCCGGCTTGCCATCAAAGCCGGCTTGGATATTCATTTTCCCGACATTAGCCACTAGGTTTCCCCCCAATGCTAATTAAGAACGCCCGCAACTCATGCGGATTCATTGGGCGTTCATCTTGTTGCTCAAAGTCTATCAAAAAGTCGGTTATCTTTGCCGTTTTTGACCATGGGGCCGCGCTTGCGTAGGCTTGAATTGCCGAACGCAAATCAGCGCGCCGTTCTCCCCAGGGCTCAAGATTTGAGAATGCCCACCATTCCGCAAGTTCCCTTGCGGATAATCTTTGTCCCAGCTCGGCAACGGTGCAGCCCAAAGCTAAGGCAAGACGAAAAAGAAATCTGCGCCTTGGGCTATTTTTTAGTTTTTTTCCGCACTCTTGATTGATTCGCCATTAAGTGCATTAAGTTCAAGAATCGCGGAGAAAACCCGATCCAAGCCCCGGGCCGGCAACTCCCCAAGCTTGGTTGAATCCTCATCACTAAAAAGACGGTTGCCGGACTCATCGCAAATGCAGTACGCAACAATCTTGGCCCGAACGCCCCGGAATCTATCCGCGTTTCCATCATTGTGCAATTGCCAAGCCTCAAACCAATCGCGTTCATTGGCCAACAATTCGCGCACAAAAACCGAACCGTTCCACTCGGGCACTTCAACGGCCAAAACCTTGGGCTTAATCCCAAGGATTTGGGCCGCGCTAAGAATCGCCATAAAGCCTCCCGCCTTACTAAAAAAATCAGGCCGACGAAACCTGAAGCGTTACCGTGTACTGAAGGGCATCATCAGTTGAGCCTACTTCAGGGCTACCAACCGTCGAAATATAGCCATCGTATTGAATGATCTTCGTTGAAGCGTCAATAGTTCCGGGCAAATCAACCGCAATTCTAACCTTAGTCTTGGAGCTTTGTTTTGTCCGCAAAGTTGTAAGTTGATTTGAGGCCGTAGCCGTATCATCCAGGAAAAAAGTAAACTGCACGGTTCCCGGATCAATCCTTGAGGGAAGCCGCTTAAGTTCCGAATCGGCTAGAGCGGTAACATCCGCAAACGCCATGGTTGCATCATTGCCACCAATAGTTCTAAGGTTTGCCAAAGATGATGGCGCGCCGCTTGGAAGGTCGGCAATCGTTGCGGTAGTACCGGCCGGAAGGATTGGGCTAGGCATTGTCAAGACTCCAAATAGGCCCCAAGGATATCAATTTCAACCGTTCTTACTGACTCATCGGAACCATCGCCAAGTAGTTCGGCTTGGGCCGATTCATCATCTACTTTTAGATAATAAACTTTGGTGCTTCCGATTGTTTGCAAGCCCGGGGCTAATGATAATTTGTCGGCAATCCATTGGGCCCCGGCTTGCGCCTGGGCCCGCGTCATTGCGGCAATTGAAATTTGTATTCGCTCTACCGTGTACCAAACCGCGTTAGTTAAAAGTCTTTCCCTAGTGCGGGAAATCCCTTGGTAAACCCCAAAAGGCAGAGCGTAATCAACCGGGTTACTATCGGGGTTTAGCCCTCCCGGAAAAGTTGCAGCAAACCCGGTTTGGGTTATTAAGTAATCCCTTACTAGCTTGCCTAGCATACTCACGCGGCTTTTTTCCTTGATTTACCGGATTGTTTTTGAAATACCTTCTCAAGACTTAAAGCCAAAGATTTTGCAGTTATTTCAATGATTGCGGCCCGGCTTTCATCCATTGCCGGCCGGAAAAATGGCTTGGCGGGAATGCGCTTTGTGCGCCCGCGAATCTTTTGGACAAACCCCAATTCGACTAAATGCGCATATCTACTAGCCCTGACCGTAATCATGCGCTTGAGCCAAGGGCTATAAGCGTCTACGGTTTTATCCTTGTTTGGGCCAACAATCAAAATGGTTCGGCCGCGCCGGTTGGTTACTACCTTTTTGATAATTGATTTTTTCAAAAGCCCGGTTTTTCCGGCAACCAAGGCCTTGCCTTGCCCGCCTGGAATTGGCAATTTCTTGCTACTAGACTTAGGGATCTTGGCTTTAACGGCCTTGACCAATAGGGTTCCGGCCCGATTTGCGGCCGCTCGAAATGCCTTGTTGACTTGCTTGGGCCCGTTGACGCGCAACGCATTGGCCAATGCGGTAATTTCCGCATTGTCGAAATCTATAACCAATTTGCCGCCAGTATTTTTATCCACCAATCAGCTCCGTTGCTTGAATTTCAAGCCACCTAGACCGTTCCTCAAGATTAACAACGGATTCAAAATTGAATACCCTTGCGCCCATTGTGGCCCGATGGGTAGACGCTACGCCCGATTGGTAGCGAATTGTAATTTTGAATTTGGCTTGTGGGGTTTGCTGATTTGCGATTGAAGGCTCCGAAGCTCCCGTTGGCATAAGAGAAGCCCAAACTGTCGAATATGTTGTCCAAGTTCGCGTTGGTTGGCCGTAGGAATCCAAGGCATCCGTAGAGGATTGCAGCTCAAGCCGTTCGCGCAAATCGCCAATTGTAGGCATTACTGATAATCACCGGTTCGGTAAATTTTAAGAATCGAATCAACCGCCAAAGCTATTTCCGAACCAACGGAGCCCACGGCCTCCCGGTTTTCGTACCAATGGCCAACCAACAACAAAACCGCAGTTTTTAGCAATGGTGGAACGGTAGAGGCCGTTGGCCCATAGCCCGCGACAAAATCAATGGAAACGGCCTTGGCTTTTCCCGCTTGCGTTAACGGCCAATAGATTTGAGGCGGCAAATAAAGGCTAGGGGGGTTTTCGGCCAAATCAACTTCATAATCGGTATTTTCAACCAAAGTAATTGTATTGCCTTGTTGGTCAACATAATCAACGGCCGGCATAGCATAGGCATAGTTACCCCCCTGGGCAATATCTACGGCCGGGCTACGGGGCAGCTTAATCGGGCCATCGGGGAATGTATCAAGCCTTAGCCGATAGGTGGTGTAAATCAATGTGCGCCGAGTAGTGCGCTCTATGTGATCGGTAGCGGCTTGGATCAATCCGGCAATCAAAGAATCTTCGTTTGAGCCATCAACCCGTAGGTAGGTTTTTGCATCCGCTAACGGAACGGCCAACGCAACGGGAGGAGTGACAACCGCCAATGACATTAGCGTTTCTCCCGCGTTTTCCTTGCTTTTTCTTCGGGAATTTCTTTTTGAATCGGGGCCGGGGCAACATCAATAGCCACCCCGGCCGCAATGAGGCGCGCGCCCTCATCCTCCCCTACCTCTATTACCTCCCCGGCATCAATAAAGTTAATCGGGTTGGCAAGGCAGGTGAGAAGTTGGACGCGCATAAAACCCCCTAGATTAGTGGAGAATGTGCTTGATGGCGGCTGAAACAAGCACCTTAGAGTCGGAACGGGAAAGAGCCGTGAAAGCCACTTGGCCGTATTCCCCGTAACGCTCATCCATGCGGATAATGTTGATATCCTGGGCATCCCGAATGACAAACTTGGAATAGTCGCCAAAAAGAACGGTTTTCTTAGTGGCAACAATGGTCGAATCCATTGAATTATTCACAATAACCGGATACCCCAAAAGGCGATCCGGTTCGCCTTCCCGATAGCTTTCGGTAAAGATCGGGCGCAGTTGGGAATCTTTCAGCTTGCGGATGGCAAGCAAAATAGAGTCGTGAACCATCCAAGCCCCGTTGGTTCGGTACGCCCGATCAACGCTATGAAGCAAACCCAAAAGATCATCAACCGCAAGGGCCGTTGGGCTTGCTGCATCAACGCCCTTGGTTGATCCGGTAACAATTCCCTGTGGTTGGCTTGCGCCGGTTCCCGTCGTGAAATGATCGGCTTGAATGCGGCCGATTCTTTCGCCAAGGGCTTGGCCTAGGAAAGCCGGAAGGTCAATAGCGGAATCCTGAAGCAGTTCAACGCTGACAAGCACAAGCTTTGCGCTGTACTTGTACGCATTCAGGCTTACCTTGCTAAATGTAAAATCCTGAGCGTTGAACGCCGTATTTTCCGCGATAATTTCACCCTTGTTTGCGGTATCGTTGCAAACCGGGAGATCAAGCGGGTTGCCCGTAGCCGTACGCAAAACTTGAGCAACGGATCGGACATTTGCGTAATCTAGCAATTGCTGCTCAAGGGTTGTTGAAAGAGTAGTTGGCACCAAAAACCCACCGGCCGAATTGGTGCCAATGCTCTGGGCGCGGGCCTCGGGCTCATAGGCGCGGGCCTCGGCCGCGTTCCTCGGGGCCTTTGTGAAAAGCTTGGCAATACCGTTTTTGCCAACAAGATCAACGCCAAGCCGGCTTGCAGCCGCCCGATGTTCGCTTGTGGCAAGGCCGGCCGATTGGAGGGCCCAACCGCGAAGAACCAAATCCTTGTCGCGTGCCGCGCCGCGATCATTCAAATCACGAACAAAAGCGGGAGCTTTGCGGCCGGTTCCGCGCCGTTCGGCATTTTCAAGGGCTTTCACAAGCCGGATTTGAGATTCGGCAAGGGCCCTACCGTTTGCCTGGGCTTCCGGCATGGGAGAAGCAACCGGGGCTTCTTCTGGTTGTTCTTCGCTTGCCAAGTGGCTTTCAATATCACCAATCCGGGCATCAAGTTCGGCAACCTTGGCTTGCAGATCGGAAAAAGCTTGGGCTTCTTCCGGGCTCAATTCGCGGGTAGCCATTTCGGTAATCTGCGCAACCAATGCGCCCCGCTCGGCAAGAGCCGCACGGATTTCAGTTAAACTCGGCATTTAGAAACCTCCAAAAAAGGGATTGTCAAAAATCTACTAAACACTCGGCACGATTAAACGGGCTTTTGCCATGCCCTAGGATATTTGACGGCCAACGCCACCATGGCCCGTTGTTGCATGGCCCGGGTTCCATTGATT